TAGTCGTCGTTCATTAAAGAGTCGTCGTGCTGGACGGCGGTAAAATTATTTTTAAATTTTATAAGTAGAGAAAATGCTCAAACCTCTAACATCTCTGGACTATCATGTAGTCAAGCGTTTATTTCAAGATACATTCATGTGCAACGAAGATTCTAATTTTATAAAGTCGTGGAAATATCGACATCCTACTGCTAGTGTGGGATACTGGATGGACGATGTGCTAGTTGGTGCCACCATTGTCCAGGCCAAAACTCTTGAATATATTTTTATTCATCCATCGTTTCAAAATCAAGGAATAGGAAGTCTCCTTCTCAACACGGTGTTAAACAATTGTTCTACAATTTATTTAACAGCTGTGAAGGAACCGTCTGTTCGTGCTTGGTATATAAAATTCGGATTTGTTCAAACAGGAGAGGATACCTTTGTCTATGGCTAACTTAAACCAATCCACCTTTAAATTTCTAAATGGAATCCTTTCAACTTCCGTGGCGACCTCATCGTCAGTGGCAACCGACGGATGCTTCCTTTGTCAGCACTCGAACCTTTTACGCGGGAACTCGACCACGTGGGATCCTTTCAGGACTCTTCGTGATCACCACCCCTTCTGAACCAGCCTACTTTCATTCCATGGGATCGGTCACACCCATCCGACTTCGGTTAGAAGATTCTTTTTATGAAGAGGGTAGTACAATCTTTCTAGCGTATGAATACAATGATATATTGATGTTAGAGGATGTATTACTTTGGAAAGGGAAGGATGTATGGAGTACAGAGGTGTTTAAAACTCGTTGGAATTATATAAACAATTTTTTGAAAGAGTGGAGAGTGGATACAGAGTTGCAAGGGAAACAAATCTCCATCGCCTCTTACACGTCGTTGAGTGGAATCGTTCCCCCTCCAGAAGGAATGATACTTGAATTAATTCCGAACCAAGCTCGGCAAAAACGATTGATCTTACTGGTAGAGTCTGAAACACCGCTAAAAGAAGTGGGATGGGTGGCCACTCGTGAACCTTCACGAGGTCCTGATGTTTATTCCGTTTCAAAAGAAGGTTCTACAGAATCGGATGGGATTGCTTGTGTCCAATCCTTGGCTGTCAGTCGCGCCTTGCGTGTAAAAACTCCAGATACCTTTCCTGTTCGTTGCCAATGGCATGAACGATTTAAGAAGTGGGAAATTGTGGAAGTGCTTTGAATCGTGTCTCTAATGCATTGAGTAATTATTTTTTTTAGTAAAAAAAATAATTAGTTGAATGATTAATCAGTTGAAACACGGATGCGCTTTCGAGCGGAAGGGTTTATCTTTTCATCTTTCTCAGGAGGAGGAAAGAACTGAAGTCCTTTTGCAAAGACAAGACGACGTTGAATTGTGGGAGGAGGCACAAGACCTTCCTCCTCGGCAGGGAATCCCATCTCTCTTAGCAGCTCATGTCTCTCCGAGCAGTATAGGCGTTGAAGAAGAGGAGGCTCTTTGGAACGAATCCGTTCGGCAGGAGTTTTCTCCTCCTCTGGGGATCCAGGCGGAGAGAATTGAGGTCCACCAGGCCTCTCTGGGCTCCACTCATGTTCAAGTACGGAAGAAAGAACGGTAGGTCCCTCCACTTCAGGAGCGGAAACGACCATGCTCCCTCCCCCTGAAGGTGAAGGGACCTTGGATTTGAGAGGAATAATTCGTCCCGTAACAGGATCACGAAGTTCCTCCAGAAAGGAAGGTCTTGAAGAACTCATTTTAATTTGAATGATATCTAACTATGAAAAAAGATTCATCAATTTTATTCAAGTAACTTAAAGTACAGGTACACATAAGAGTAAAACCCATAGCCAAAATTTCCATATGAAAGGCAATATTCAGTTGCTGTTTAATAAGGCACGAGAGACCTGGCCGTTGCTTCAGCCAGTTCCAGCTCCCTTCGGCTGACGGCACTCTTTCTCTCACCCACGACGAACTCGAGCTCGGCCTGTTGGACGACCGTAAGGGCTGCGATCTCTGAGCGCTTTTTGTCGAGCTCTGCCTGGGTGAGGGCCAGTTCGGCCTCCAAACGGGCCGCGATCTCTGAGCGCTTCTTGTCGAGCTTCGCCTGGATGAGGGCCAGTTCGATCTCCAAACGGGCCTTGGCGGCCAAGAGGGGATCCTCCTTAGGCTCTTTGAGTCCCACGGTGGGTAGGTCACGGTCATCGAGCCAATCCAGAAGGTCCATCAGACGGCTGTTCTTGAAGTTGCCCTCTTGGACCCAGAAGACGCTGATACCGTACGTGTCAGGAGGCTCCTTGTAGTCTGGGAGGTCAAAGACCTCCGCGAGGAGCTCAGGGGCATGATACAAAGAGCTCATGCGCTTCATTGGAATATACATGTACCCAACGTGGGGAGATATGAGTCTATCGAACCGGATCCCCTGCTTGATCTCAAAGCCGGTCTTGATGCGCCCATTGATGGCGGCAAAGAGCTTGAGGCCATCGGGAAGGAGATTCATGCGAGAAACTCGCACACTGATGGACTTTCTTGAGATGGTGCCGACACGGGCCAGTTCCTCGGGATCCAGATGTGCAAGGGAGGCCAGGCTCTCGCCCTCATGCTTCCCTGAGGACACAAAGATGCACTCCAGGTCCCTCTTGGCGCTCGGAGTCACCACAGGATACTTGGCCCTGTATTGGGCACGAATGTAGTCCTCCCTGTAGCGCCCTGGTCCGAGAGAGGCGAAGTTGAAGAAGAGGTTGTCCTTTGGATGGCCCCAGGGCGCATCGTAGAGGCGTAGATCCGCAGTAGGGCCCTCGGACTCCTGGAAGTAGAGATCTAAGCCTCTGGGAAGGTGCGAGAGAAAGGCGCGGTCCATGGAATGGATAGTTCTTCCAGACTTATTTTGAGTAGAATATCTTCTATATTGTAAAAATAGTAATCAATTTTATTCAAAAAGTTACATAGTTAAATGCAACCTTCTTATGCAGTGAGGGGGGGGAGCATGACGCTGTCCCAGATTCGCCCCATCTCTCGAATCCACTCTTTGGGCGCCTTCCGCGGCGCATCTGGCGCAAGGAGCGCAGAGGGCGTCGTCTTGCATGGCGTCTCAGCAAAGAGGACGCGACCCTCGATGTGATGAGAGGCTCTAGAGCCCTTACGATGGATCGTAGGAGGGTTGCAAAGGAGGGCGCTTCGTCGCACAGGAGTACGAGGGGTGAGAGCGGCGGTAAATGCGCCGAGCAGGTTACGACCTGTCACACGAACCTTGGTTCGTGGCCCTCCCGTACGAAGGGGGGCGAGAGGAGTGCGGCACTTGCCGATCTTGCGAATAGGTGTCTTCTGAGAGCGTGTGATGGCCATTTTAAAGAAGAGAAGTAGAATGTATTTTTATTATTAAAAAACAGTTTTCAATTTTATTCATAGAGTTTTTATCAATCATATACAAAATTTTATCAACTCTACCAGTAGGAATGGAGAACAAATCTCGACGAAATATTACTCGCAAACGGTGTGCGTTACGTGGCGGTGGGTTTTCCACCAATCCTACCAGCTTCTTTCCTCCTGCCGGATTTATGGCTCCCCGTGAAACTATCCAGTGGCAACCCGAACAAGGCGTTGCCTATGCACGGAATGGAATGTTGGTGAACCAACCTAACCCGGCGTTGGCACAGGTGGCGATGGCCGGTGGTAGGCGTCGGCGTCTAGAACGTCTTCGCAGGAAGATGCGGGGCGGGAGTTGCTGTGGAATGCAAAAGGGGGGAGCTCTTTCCTACGCTCCCGTTGGTTCTATGAGCAATTTGATGTATGGTATTACAGGAAAGGGAGGATATGAAACCAATCCTGGAGTCAGCGTGGGAGGAGCCGGACCCAATGTTGGAGCGTTAATTGGTCCCAACGGATGCGCCCCTTCGATCCGCTCCAACATGGTGGGCGGTACTCGTCGTAAATACCGTGGTGGGGGGGGTAGCACCTACACCGGTGCCTCTTGTTTGACACGATCCGGTTCTGAACTCCCCGTCTATGCCAATCCTTCTGCTGGATTTTCGCAATCTCCTTCCACATGGACACTTCCTCCAGGAATGCCCAATGCCTATCAACTATACAATCCCGTCATTGCACGTGTAGGAGGGGGACGAAAGACACGCAATAATCGAAAATAATAAAATTGATACCTATAGATTCATATCATAGTTCTTAGTAAGAAGAATGACATCAATCTTGACTGTAAAAGGATATAGTATTTTAAAATCAGCTTTATCAGCAATACAGTTTAATGAATTAAAAAAGGAGTTGACGGTCTTGCCGGTTGTAGCGCCTCAATATGCAGCAGGAGCTTCTCCATTTACGTTGTACATGGAATCAGCAACTCGTTGGTATGTTCCTCCTATGTGGGGCATTACCAAATATGGAGCCCCAGCATCGGATACAAGGCCTGAAGGAGATCTTTTGCGGAGTGAATTAAAATTTACATGTACTCTTCGTCCAGAGCAGCTACCGATTCAAGAAGCGGTTAAGAAAGGAGATTATAATGGAATTATTTCAGTTCCTTGTGGCTATGGAAAAACCAAATGTGCGATTGCGTTTGCTGTAGAACTTGGTAAACGATTTCTAGTGATTGTCCACAAGGAATTCTTAATGGCACAATGGAAAGAGGAATTGGAAAGTAGTGTACCAGGCATTCGAATTGGAAAGATTCAAGGAGAGAAATGTGAAATTGGTCCTGAATATGATTGTTCCATTGCCATGATTCAAACTCTTTGTTCCAGAACGTATGTGGCATCTACCTTTCGTGGATTTGGCTTTACGATCTTTGACGAATGTCACCATTTGGGAGCGGAGCATTTCTCAAAGGCCCTCCAACAGGTCGGTACGAAGCATCGCTTGGGGTTGTCGGCCACACCGGATCGTGCCGATGGATTACGCCGTGTCTTTGAATGGTATCTGGGTCCCATTCTTTACCAAGTAAAACGACGGGAAGCCGATGTAAGTGTAGCCGTCCGTGTCTTTCGTTATACAACAACCGATGATGTACATGGAGAAACTCCAATCAATTGGAAAGGAGAAGTGGTTCGAGCTCGATTGTTAAATGTGATTGCAGAAGACAAAGAACGTACGAAACTTTTATCTGAATGGGTGGCTCCTATTGTAAAAGAAGAACACCGTCAAACCTTGATTTTAAGTGATCGACGAGAACATCTCGATGATTTTAAAGCTAATTTATTAAGTAATGGAATTACCAGTATTGGACATTATGTAGGAGGGATGAAACAGGCAGATCTGAATAAAAGTGCTCTTTGCCGTGTAGTATTGGGTACCTTTGCTATGGCTGCAGAAGGAATGAACATTCCCACCTTAAATACAATTCTTCTAGCAACTCCTAAATCAAATATTGAACAATCCATTGGACGTGTATTGCGACAGAAACCAGAAGAACGAAAGTGTGCACCTCTTATCTTAGATGTGTTGGATGTGGCTCATATTTGTTGTAATGGACAATTGGCACGGCGTAGAAAATTTTATAAAAGTTGCGGATATCAAGTGACAATTTGGGATCAAGGGATCGAGCCTAAGAAAAAGGAGGAAAGTGATGAAGAAAAAGCACCTGTTTCATTGGATTTCTTAGCAGATGAATAGTAAATCCTAAAGGATTTTCTGTTTTATAAATAGGATGAAAGGATCCTATTTAATAGATAGGATGGATTTTAAAATAAGATCCCATCTATAAATAGGATGAAAGGATCCTATTTATAAAACAGAAAATCCCAAAGGATTTTCTGTTTTATAAATAGGATGAAACAAATCGAACTTGTAGGAGTGATTGCATTATTGGCGGTGAGCGCCACCTTCGTCTCACGATCTCTTTCTCTTCCCTCCTCATTCGTTCTTTTTCTATCGTCTCCTATTACAAAAATTATTTTAGTGCTGGGTGTTATTTATACATTTACAAAGAGTCCAGCTCTTGGAATGGCGGCTACAGTGGCAGTGGCAGTGATTCTTTTTTCACGAAATATGTCCTTGGTGAGCTCCGAGGGATCCTTTCTTACGGATTGGATGAATTCCTTTCAGAGGAGCAATTCTGCAAAGGATTCGCTAGATCCGGCAGCTGCTCCCGATTCCTATCCGACGGACCACGCAAGGCCTGAAGGAACTCCCGAAACAAGGTCCTATTCCTTTCATCCCTCTGAGGATACAGGATCCGATGCATTTGCCCGATTTGGTCCTGAGATGGATGAAAAGATTGAAGTTTTGAGGTAAACTGTCAAAGATTCTTTCACTTTCTTGAATGGATAGGTGTGTCCCTCGCTCTTTTGGCTCAGTGGTAGAGCGTCTCTCTTGTAAAGAGAAGGTCATGAGTTCGATTCTCATAAAGAGCATAAATAATAAAAAAATTGATAGATCTATGTATATTTTATACACATAGATATTACAATTCCAAAATGGAGACTGTTACCATGATTCCTTCCTCTTTGAACTTTGAGCTGATGCCGATGCCGATTCCTACAACCGAAACGGCTCTACAACTTTGGAAGCAGCTTCCTGATAATTTGAAGGAGCGTGGATTTGGTCTTTATATGTCTCAACATGATGATGATTATACCATGACGGATATTGAATTATATTTGTCCTTTCTAGCCTGTTATTATTATTTCAACCACCAGAAGGATTCATTCTCTTTTAGAGATTGGCGAAAGACTGTCGAGGCCAAGGTGGGCAGCTATAAACCAGGAGTTACCCCTGAACAAGCTGCAATTATTAATGAACAAGTGGACACAGAACAAATACTTTATGTGGAGGGAGCCATACAGCTCTTCTCCCGTCAGCAATTGAATTATTTTGGTTGGTAACTTAATTTGTGCATTTTGCAGTGGTATCCTTATCAACATATCGTTTTTTATAATAGGAACAAGATATACAATGTGTTTTGGCTTTTTCACGGTTCATTCCAGGTAAAAGAGCAACCACTTCATCTGCATAACAAAATCCTGGCGAAGGATTTTTCGGATCATATGCACTAGAACTAATACAGCGAACATAATTCATTGGATCATAACTTACTGAAAATTTAGAAGGACATTTTACCATTTCTTTTAATTTTAATGTTTCACAAGAGGGAGTTCTTTGTTTCTGTTCATCTTGAATTCTATTCAATAGATTCTCTTTACCAGAAATTAAGCACAAAGGAGTTGCTACACGGTTTCCATCCGGTCCTACAGGAAAAACAGATCCATCCCCCGCAGCAGCTGCAACGGAGCAACCCCCTGTGGGATATGACATAGGACCTGTACCAGGAGCTATATAATTTGGCATCTCTTTTGTACAATATTTTCCAGAGGTAGACTTTGCCACCTCATCCATCATAGCAGTACAGGTAGGAAGAGGAAGATTGGTACGAGGATCAACTAAGTTCGGGGCTAATCCACAAAAGGTATGGTTCCCCTTTGCCATACATTGTTTCTCTTTTACAGTTCCTTTGCAACAAAAACTAGCTCCTTTTAAATCGGTAAAAAAAGTAAATCCAGCAGGACATTGATTCATTGCAAGAAATGGTTCAGTAGTTTGCAAGTATTGAAGAACTAGAAGTAAACAAACGCAAATGATTCCTACTCCGATGATTGTATGTATCTTTTTCATACCTCTCTACTAATCATTATAGAATAACCAATGAAGAAACATGAATGCAAAAAAGGTACGGGGAGATATAAATAATAAAAGAATGGGTAAAATTAAACAAAATGCAAATAATATAATAATTAGAACAACAGCCCATGTAGGCAAGGGGGTAGGTTGTGGTTGAGCTGTAGAAGGAGGTGGGGCACTATCAAATAATTCAATCGGACGAAGGGTCAGAAGAAATAAAAGAACAAGTCCAAGACCCAGAAGGGGGTTTACTTTCATTCTTTTCCTATTATACCACCCCATAATAATCCAAATACAATCGCCAATATACTTGTTATAGATAATGAAATAATTAATATAATGATTGTCCAGTAATTTAGAGAAGGATAGATGGATGAACTTGCATCAGGAGTTGTAGATTTTGTTGCAGCGGTTGCTAGTTTTCCAGCCACCGTTGCAGCAGTTGCCATTTTTGCAGCAGTTGCCATTTTTGCAGCAGCTGATGTAGGAGTTTTAGATGAAAAGGAACTTCTTGCTGCAAAAAATAAGAATGCAATTCCAAAGGTTCCTCCAATAACAATCGCAATAATGGTTTCAATTCCTGTAGCCGATGTCCAAAAATTACTAGGAAGAGAACTAGTCTCTGATAAGGTATGTTTTAATTCGTCACAGGTAGGAATAGGTGTATTCGTAACAGGATCGAGCGGATTCGTATCTAATCCACAAAAACTAGTTTTACTAGTAGCCGTACAAATATTATCTTTTACAGTTCCATTGCAGCAAAAATACTTTCCACTATTTTGAAAAAAAGTAAATTCATTGGTTGGACATTGAATATTGGTGGGACGCCCATTTTCATCCAAATAAAGAGCATTCTTTCCTTCCTCATTTTTTTTAATATTCTTTTTTGGATCAACAGGATAACATTTCAAGGAATTTACACTAATTGTGTTAGCACCTCCAACATTATTTGTAATGTATAATGTATTAGGAGGAAGAAATTTTAATTTATAAAGATCACCTGAGGTAAGTCCTGAGATTGTAGATATCAAATTTAAATACGGAATATTTTGTGAATCGGTAAGTTTTTTGATAAATGCATTATAATCTGCCAGTGATATTGTACTACTAATTTTTTTTGTACCCTTTGTATCGTTCATAATAAATAAATATTGAACTGGACTCCGCAGAGAAGTTGGATCGCATATATATGTTGAACTATATGTACGAATATCTGTACCAGTGTAATGTAATACCATATTTTTTGCATTAAAGGCAGAGGTGTTTGCTCCTGCTAAATCTTGAAAGAGAGTGGAAAGAGGAGGAGGACGAGGGGATCCTGCCGTAGGACTTAATGCATTAAAATAGGTTCCAGCATTAGAAGTACCCTCTCCAATACCAATCGGAAGTACTACGCATAAAATATTATTTTGATTATTTTTAAAAAAACAATAGACTTCTAACGGGGCGGCGGTATACTTACCACTTTTTATAATCGTTGGAACATTGCATTGATCTTTTACATCTGCAATGGGCAAGAGAACATGCTGTCCATAGAATACACGAACTTCAATTAAGATGTAAGAGATTCCATAAAAGGTAAATGTATCTTGAATATTTTCATCAATAAACACTCCAGTACTTCCATCCGTAGGGTGTGAAAGAAGTCCTGTTCCTGAATGAATCGCCCATAATCGTGCGGTTGCATTTCCATTGCCGGTGGGTAACTGTTGTTGTACTCCTACTAAATCGGATATATCAGATTTTTCATTTATCTGAAGAGGAGTTTGATTACATGAAAATCCACAATCAATTGAGGTACATGACATTCTAAACTTAGCAGCGATAATTTGCTTCGCAAATTATCGCTGCTAAGTTTAGAATCTAACTTATAAAATTAATTGGCTTTGCCGATTGATTTTATAAGGACATCTTACTAAAGAGGAAGAGTTTGCTTTGTAAAATATATCTACAGAATACCAGGAAGATAACGAGGCGTTGATGTACGGTAGATGGTGGCTGTATAGGATTGACCTAACAAAGGTGCACTAACAGAATCTCCATCAAAAATTTCATTACAACCATTATCATCATCACAAGGACGATTCCGATTTCGAATAGGAACTTGCAAAGGATTCATTCCATCAGAACGGGTGTAGTAGTTCCATCGATCACGGTTAGAGGCCGCTCGACGACCAAAGAGGGGTAAGAGGGTTCGATTGGGAGTGGCACTGTTATCAGTTCCTCCAGGGGCGGCTAATACACCAATTTGTTGATATTGTTCTGGAACACCGATTCCTTGAGTTAGAGCGTTAATGGGAGTGGCCCCTCTTCCAGCTAGAATTGGACGGGAAGGGTAGCCTCGAAGATCAGGCCCTGTAAAGAAAGAACGTTCGGGAGACATAGGAGAAAAGCGTGGATCAGTTTGTTCTACAATTGTTGGAGTCGCGGAAGAATCTTTTATAATCACAACCGATTGTTGCTTCAAATAGAGTACAACTCCTACAACTATAACTACAACTAACACCAGTAATAAAAGAAGGGTAGAGGTGGTAAGATGCACACCCTCCGATGAACTCAACGCACCCCCTATCATCCGTCCCAATCGTTTTCCTCTCATTCTACAATATTACATTGTTTTATCGTAGAATAAAGTTAGATTAATTATTTAATAAAATTTGTTTTCTAGCAAGTTCAACGGGAGATAAATTCATAATTTGAATTCGATAGTTCCACATCTCTGGATCCAATAATTTCTTTCCAATACTAGAAACAGATTTTACTATCTTTGCAAGATCCATTTGTAAATCCTTTGTAGAATCAAATCCTTCCGCAATAGAACCTTGTAAAAGACTCAATACTCCTAGCAAACTAATTGCAAGAAGAAAGACTCCTACGTACCATATTCCTTTCATTTCCTAACGTTACAGTATAATTAAGTAGAGGTCGGGGTTCCACCAAAATAGGATTGGAATGTATTCATCATATTCTTACCATCCTGCATTAAGGGTTTGAGTGTATTAAGAGTTGCCATGAGTTGCTTCTGGGTATCCATTAACTCCTGAGTATCCTTTGTCATGGCAGCAATCTGATCAGGTTTAAGACTCTTGTAGGCATTCATAAAGGTAGTTCCAGCATCTAGATGAAATCCCTTATCATCTTCTTCGGAGGGAAGTTTGTATTTCTTACCCAGTTCAAAGAATTCGCCACGAGATCCATTGTCGGGGGGAGGGGCCTTTTTATCGGCTTCAGGAACTGCTGAAGGAGTCTCTTTCTTGACTGCAGCCAAGGCCTTTTCAATCGCAGATTCGGATGAATCAAAGCCTTCCATGCGCTGACGTTCCGCCACCACCAACGCAACCACCGTTCCTGCCAAGATAGAGGCAATCAGATTACGCTTAGAAAGAGCATAGACTAATAATGCAACTCCTACACCAAGTCCAATATAGATTGTTTGCTGTTTGTAAAAAAGATAGATAGCTGCAAGGAGTCCTACCAAGGAGGCACCGCGTTGGGGGGTCGCCATTTCTTTCAGGTTCATTCTTTCTATTTCTTCTATTTATTTTTTGCAGTCTCTATACTCCTAGAATATAGGTGATACTTCGAAAGAGGATAAAGGCACCGGCAACAAAGAGTGCTTTTGCAGCAAGACCGAGCCAACTAAGGGAGCCTCCCACCGAATAAAAGATAGGGGCAACAGAAGCTCCATAGGTATGAAGTGCCGGAAGAGATATGAAAAAGACCATCAGACCGATAAAGAGTGGATCACGAAGCCAGTCCAAAATAGCACTTGCAAAGTTTTTACGAGGAGCGACATATCGTTTGGTGGGCATTTCTTCGGGTTCTTCTTCAGCATAGACATTGCGAGGAGCGTACTGAGGTACTTGCGGCATCATTCCCGGTCGGATAGGTCCTGAGGAAGTATCGTCGTGGGGAGAATAGGTAGGAATAGATCCCATGGGAGGACTGACCGGTCCCTGTACAGCAGCTCCAGCCTGATCCATTTCGGCTAAGATTTGTTTCATGAGCGCATCATCGGCTTTGTTTGGAACGGAGCCCGATTCAAGGCTGGAAAGAGGAGTTCCACCATCCATTTTACGAAGTACCCTGAATTAACAATTACGATAAATCCGCAAAGGAAAGAGTTTGAACAATTTCTTTCGTCTTTTCTCCTGTGGGACATTCTTGCGGTTTGGGAATAAATTCCACACATTTGGATCCAAATTGAAAAGCAGATCCTTTCACTTCACTCACAGGAGGTCCGCGTAAAATCAAGCATTCGGGGCCCTTACATAAAGGTCGAAATAGAGCTGCTAATCCAAATCCTAATAATACACTTATGAGGGTGGGCATTCCTTGAATTTCCATGATACCGATCCAATCAAACATATTGCCTCTATTGAGGCGATATGTTTTGGTTAGTAAACTAATCTGGGTCTCCCAGATTAGTTTACCAATCAAACATCTCTAATTATACAAACTATATAAGTAGAATAGAATGGTCTGGAAGTTTTTTGGAAAACTTGAATTTTTCCCATTTTTATGCGGCCTAGCGGTAGGTATCTTTGTAGTCTATATTTTGAAACCAGCTCCCATGGTCATACAAAAAGTTCCAAATTTAGAAAATGCAGGAACGTTAGTGTATAAAGATCGTAATAGTACATGTTTTACCTATGATGCAAAACAAGTTGATTGTGATAAGGTAGAAGATAAAATCAAGCCTTTTTCATTGCAATAGGAATGGAACGTTCTTCAAGGGTATACGGATAGGATTGGATAACACTCATTGATTTATAGCTTAGTTTTTTTGTATCAGGATCCAATACATTTTGCATTACTTCAACTTGCATTGCAACCCGTGATGGTATAATTGCATCCTGAAGAATTGTGGAAGCTTTTGCAAGATCTAGTTGTAATTTTCCTATACTTCGTGTTAATTCAATACGTGGAAGAGTATCTTTTGTAGCCCTCCGTTCATCTATTTTTGTTAATAACTCTTTTTCAATTCGTTGAACTTCTTCTTTTGCAACCTCTATTTTTTCAGTTCGTGCCATCTTTATGGCATCCAGTGTAGGAGAGGACGAAGACTGTAAGAGTGTTATTAAATCATCCCCCCGTCGTACAGGAAATTCACGAAGTACTTTGGAAGGATCTTTTGCATCGACTACCAACAGGGCACCATCCGTGGGTCGCATCCGAAGAGTAGGTTGTTTCCGATCTTTGTAAGCTAAGATCCAACTCTCAAAGTTTTTTACGGAATTCATTCTACTTCTACCGGTATATTTATTAAAAAAAAGATTTTATCTCTTTTTTAAACAATATCCTATACTAGAAGAATGAATACAGGTTTATTAGTGAGTCTTATGTTTGCATGTGGATTTCTTATCGGATGGTTTCCCTTTCTTTGTTTTATGATTGCACAAATTGCACTTGGGATTCAAGGAATGCCATTCAATCTTTTACTCATGGCTCTTCTGATTACAGTTGTTGGTACCTTTTTATTATCTGCAGCAGCATTTACTTATTTACAGTACAATTCATGTAAGAAGGTAAAGAATGTAAAACAGATTTTTGCAAATGCTGGACTTGCAGCCGGACTTCAATTTATAACACTTTTATTTGTACATTTTACAGGGCTTACAAGTGTTCCTATTAATATGCTTCCTCTCTCATTATTAAATCAATTTGGTGTAAAAGAGGGGGTTGGATATGGATATTATAGCTTTTTTGCAGCTACCTTTGGAATTATCTTCGGAGGAACCTTGTCTTCCGTTTGTTAACGACGTTGACGAATAAAGGAATTGAGTTCTGGAGGGGTAGGAGGTTCGGGGCCGTAATAAATATAATTTGCACCTGAAGAATTTATACGATCTGGATTCAAGATATAATATCCAGGTTGGGTGCTAGAGGATGGAGGAAGAACAGAGGAGACGGGTTCTAAAATGGGTTCTTCTGCGGACATAGTACGAATTGGTTCTGAAAAGATTTCAATCCCTTCTGTGGGAGAAGCTGGAATGGCAAGAAGAATACAGGTTGCAATTGCATAACTGAGCAGAGCCCATACAAGAGCAAACATCCAAAAGGGAAAAAGAGTCGAATGTTCAGATTCAGAAAGGCCAAATTCACGCCATACTCCACCGGGACGAAACATACTAGTAGGTCGGATGTACAAAACAACTCCTACCCCTACCAGATAGAGGAGCCCCGCCACTACTAAGGTCGGACTGAACATTCTTGTTTAGGGGTATGAATGTTTATTTTCCTTCTGAAAGAGTGTAAGCATCTTTCATCATAGACCGTAACATTTCTTCTGGAACCTCTTTCTTACCTTTTTTAAGCAATCCTTTCTCTTCCAATTCCTTACGTAATTCTTCCAATCCCATAGCAGCTACTTTTTTAGCAATGAGTTTTCGTGCTTTTCTTGTTTTAGGATCAGCTTCTGCAATTGTAAGATTAATCTTTTTTGCCTTAAAGGTTCGTTTCTTTCGTGTAAGAGAGATAGAAGGTTTCTTCTCGGACACTTTTGTAATCTTGGGAAGAAGAGTTACTTGGGGGGTTGCTTTGGGAGCAAGAGTCATCTTGGGAATCGCTGCAGGAGCCGGTGCAGGAGCCGGTGCAGGAGCCGGTGCAGGAGCCGCTGCAGGAGCCGCTGCAGGAGCCGCTGCAGGAGCCGGTGCAGGAGCGGAGTCTACCAATAAAACCTTCTCGGATACGTTCTTTTTTGATTTTCTAGTTCGCTTTTTGGAAGGTTCTAGAAAAGCAGCAGCATCGCCCGTGACCTTCACCTCTTTTATAGTAGGATCCATCTCTTCTAAAGCTATCGTACAAAATTGAGAGAGGGATCTGTTTGGAACGGATACAAAAACAAAACCATGGAACTTGCCTATCGGAAGATCTTTGATATATTATTTGCACAACGCGATGGAAAATATATTGTAGATCATCAGATATCAAGCTATGATAGATTTGTAGAATTTGATATTCCGGATACAATTTTGCGATGCTGTCCTATTGAAGTAGAAGGATCTCCTGATCAAACATTGACAGGAACTACCCGTGCAGCAGCAGGAACAGCAGGTACTGCGGTTCGTATTTCAGTGGAGGATGCAGTTGCAACTCCCTCTGGAACTGCACCTGCAGTAGCAGCTCCTGGTGGATTCAGTCCATCAGGAGGTCCTCCCCGTAGAGTAAAAGTAATTCTTAAGTTTGAAAATGTTAGGATGAAAAAACCCTCCATCTTTGAAAACAATGGATCGACTACACCTATGTATCCTAATGATGCCAGACTTCGTAATTTTACTTATTCTGCTCCTGTATTTGTTGATTTAAATGTAACAACAACTATGCATGATCCTGCCACAGGTGAAACTCAAATGAATCAACGAACATTGACTCGCATAATGATTGGAAAAATTCCAGTCATGGTGGGATCAAAATTATGTTATTTGAATGAATCGCCTGAAAAGACGCCTCGTGAATTAGGAGAATGCGCCAATGATCCTCCTGGACATTTTATTATTCAAGGCGGAGAACGTGTTATTCAAGCTCAAGAGCGAATGGCAGAAAATCGTATGTTTGTATTTCGAAATACTCGTGGAAAAACCAAAGAAGCCGAAGTCATTGAATGTAAATCCATTGGACCTGACAATGAGGGAACTCCTCGTTCTGTTGCGGTCAAGATTCTTTATAATGCCAAAAATCCTACAGGTCCTGAACATATTCGTGTGACACTTCCTCGTATCAAAGCAGAAGTTCCACTCTTTATTATGTTTCGTGCATTAGGTGTTATTTCGGATAAGGATATTGTTGAAATGATTATTGGAAATGTGGATACTGAATATGACATGATTTTAATGGAGTGTCTTGTAGATGCAGGAGACATTTTCACGAAGGAAGCCTCTCATGAACTTCTCTCTCGCCATTTGGGGAGTGGAGGAGGGATTCGAGAAACATTGACCGCTTCGAGCCTTGGTTCGGTGCGATCTACCCGTGAAAAAGCTGTCTCTGAAATTTTAGCAGAAGAGTTCCTTCCCCATGTGGGAGGGGCCGATACGATGTATGAAAAGGCCTGTTTCCTTGCTGTTATGACAAAGAAAGTATTAGATGTTTATCACAATAAGATTCCTTATGATGATCGAGATGCCTATCCCAATAAGAAACTGGAACTTCCAGGCAATTTGATGGGAAATCTCTTTCGATTCTATTTTGGATCGAAATTGATTAAAGATATGAAATCAACTATTATGAAAGAAATTCACAATGGATCCTGGAAATCAACTGGTAAATTTGAAAATATTATTAATACTTCTAATGTGTATAAGATTTTGAAAAGTCCGATTGTGGATGTGGGTATGAAGTCTGCATTAGCAACAGGCAACTTTCCTGTTGGTAAAATGGGAACAAAGACTGGAATTAGTCAAGTATTGAGTCGAATGGCACAAATGTCTGCTATATCTCATATGAGACGAGTCAATACTCCTGTCAAACAAACAGAAAAACTAATTGCTCCCCGTAAGTTGCATACAAGTCAATTTGGATTTATTGATCCCTGTGAAACACCCGAAGGACATAGTGTAGGAGTGGTAAAAAATTTAGCAAGTACGGCTACGGCAACCCTTCCTATTTCCACTCCTCCTATTCTAAAAATTCTATACGATGAATTGGATCTTTGCCATTTGGGAGAGTCTTCCTTGGAAGATCGTATGACGCATCTTCGTGTCTTTATTAATGGTGCTTGGATTGGTATTCTAAAAACAAATCCGATAAAAGCAGTTCATTTATTACGAACTGCAAAACGAGCTGGGCGAATTCATCCATTTACAGAAATTACTTATTTCTCAGATACTCGCGAAGTATGGATTAATACAGAAGGAGGACGATTGATTCGTCCTGTTTATTATGCTCCAGCTCTTCGTGAAATTTTATCGAAGAATCTTCCCTTTCCCTGGGATACAGCAAAAGATTGGAATGAGTTAATGCGATGGGTGTCCCCTGATGGTCATAGTCTCTTTGAGTATATTGATCCCAGTGAATCTGAAAATTTATACATTGCTCTAAGCTATCGTGAATTGAAAGAAGATCACACTCACGTAGAGATTCATCCTTGTGCCATTCTTGGCACGATGGCAAGTAATATTCCACTCTTACATCATAATCAATCTCCTCGTAATGCTTATCAGGCAAGTATGGGGAAACAAGCGATGGGACTGTATGCATTGAATTATTCAGAGCGCATGGATACCATGTCCAACGTTCTTTGGTCGAATGATCGACCCTCGATCAGTTCGTACATCGCAAAGCACTTTCGAGCCATTGATATGCCAAGTGGAAAAAATATTATTGTTGCCATTGCTCAATACGGTGGTTACAATCAAGAAGATTCAATTATGATTAATCGTGCTTCGATTGAACGAGGCTTGTTTCGATCCTACTTCTACAGAACCTACAAGGATGAGGAGAAGAAGAATCAGGCATCAGGAGAAGAGGAACGATTTTGTAAACCAGATCTAACTCTTACCCGCAGTATGAAAATGGCAAATTATGAAAAATTGGAATCCGATGGATTAGTTCCTGAAAATGTCTTTGTTGATTCAGATGATGTTCTTATTGGCAAAGTTGTTCCTATCCGTCTTCGTGCGGCAGAAGGAGCTTCTGTTGCTGGAATGAGTCATAGCGCTCTAAACAATATGTCTGCTGCTGCTGCAAATACAGCCGTAAAAGCAGCCGGTGGAAAGTGTTATCGCGATTCCAGTAAACTCATCCGTAATAACGAATCTGGATGGGTGGATAAGATTTATAAGGGTCGCAATGGCGAAGGCTTTAGCTTCGTCAAGATTCGTGTACGAAGTGAACGCATTCCC